TCTGATCTTTAAAATATTTAACATCATCAATTTCACCTAAGTTCTGACCAGCTGGTAGTGTTTCAATTCTTGTACCCTGTGAGTTCTGTCTAACAGGGATGTAGAAATCTTCATCAACCGAATTGTGTACAAATACACCAGCTTCAGTAGCAAAGTTGTGATACTTCTCAATAGTAATATCACCGGTATCTTCTTTCTCTTCCAACCATTCTACTTTAGCAACTTTATGGTTTTGATATTCATATCTATTACTCTTAGTCGTAACGTCACATTCTTTCAACCAACTTTCTGAGGATTCATAATTATTTTCTTTTAATGCTTTTAAAATAAAATGTCTATTAGGACCGTTTATTTGTTTATTTGGTTTACAAAAAGTTTTCCATAATTCAGATTGTTCATTGCTAGCAACTATTTGATGAGTTAGTGTATACTTCCCAGTTTTTGGATTGTATACTTTCTCATAACCATCAATTTTATCTTTATTTTCTTTACTAGATAATTGAGTATAAAAAGGCATCAAAGCTTGTCCACTTTTAAGATCTTGTGCTTCACAATAAGAACCATCCCGCAACATAAATCTATGGTCTGGTGTTGTTCTCAATTCTTCACCATTATCTAACACAACTTTAACTAATTTAGCATCCTTTCGTGTTACATCAGCCCATATAATTTTACCAGGAACGATTTGATTTTTGTTTTCAGTATCTATAGAATAAACCCAATTTTCTTTACCTTCATTTTGTTCTTCAATTAATTCATTAAGAGTTAATGATCTTCCATCAAGTAGTGGAATTTTAGTATCTAAAGTAATACATAGAGGGTTTGCTTTCTCATCAACTTCACCCGAGTTTTTTATGAAAATTCCACTACCGACAGCAAAGTTGTGTGTATCGTATATTGACAGTGTTCCAGTATCTATATTTTCGTATTCTTCAATTTTAACTATTTTGTGATTTACTGTAGATTTATATTCTTTCCAAGATGCAAAACCTAAGCTTTTGATTTTATTAGCAACTTTACCATCACTACAATCCAATAATTTAGATACTTCTATTTTAGTATTTGAAACAATAGCCGCACTTAATAGTTCATCATCTGTGATTCCTATTAATATAGTTTCTATTTCTGATTTCGATAATGAACTTTTCCATTCTATATAACTACAATTTGGTTTTAGGTATTTATATCTATTACTAAGTTTTGCACCTATCGAACCATATCTTTCACCAATCTTTTTCATGGTTACTGTATAGTTACTTTTTAAAGTTTCATTATCATTCCAAAATTTTATTTTTGAATCAGAATAATTTTTTATTTCTTGTTCTGTATATTTTTTATGTGATAATGTTTCTTTTAAAGTAGCTGCTCTTCTATCTATTACATAATCAGTAATATATTTATCTATATTAGATCTCCATTCTTTACTTAGATTAGGATTTTGTTCATGTAAATGTTTTTGAGCTTTACTATTTGTTTTAGACATAAATGCCCTATATTCATCTCTTGTCCAATTTTTATAATTACGATCTGATAATTCTTTACTTTTTTTCTGTTTAAAAACTGAATCTGCCCATAGTTTTTTAGATCTTATAGACATAAGAGAAGCATGTAATTTCCAATGTTCTTTAGATTCCATTATAGAAATATTATCTGGTCTGTTATTGCGTTTATTCATATCAACATGATGTCTAACAAATTGACCTCTTTTTTTAGCTTCTTCAATATCATTCTTTTTCATAAAATCAGATATTTGATGTGTATATTTATATTTGTTATCGCTAGGATCAAGTACCATCTCATATCCTTGGATTTTCTGGTTATTATCAGATATTTTTCTATATAATGGCATTAAAGAATCACCTATTTTAAGGTTCTGAGCTTCACAATATTCCCCAGTCCTTAAAATCATATTATGGTCTGGTGTAACAATCAGTTCTTGTTTGTTGTCTAATGTTAATTTTAAAGTTTTAGTATTTTTTCTAGTTTCACCTGCCCAAGCAATTTTGCCAGGAATTACTTTATTTTTATTATTTCTATCTATGGAATATACCCAGTTTTCTTTACCTTCATTAAATTCCTCTATGAGCTTAAACAGTTCAACCTCTCTACCATCCAATAGCGGAATTTTTGTATCTAAAGAAATACAATGAGGATTGATGAATTTCTTCTTTCTAAATTGACGTTTAAGAGTTTCCATAAACTTATTAGCTTCTTTAGTTGGCATTGTACCAACATCAATATAGAATACTCTTCTCTCTGGAGCACGAGATATACGATAAACAAGCATTGCATCTTCCATAAGTGAGAGTTTTTTGAATGTTTTACGTCCAGCTTCCAATACTGATTTACCATATGGATCAAATTCTTCATCTTCAATATGGAAGTGTACGATTTGCCATGGTTGAAAGGTTTTAGACTCTTTATCATCATCATCGTATTCATAACGGAAGGCAATTAATGTACCATCCTTCTCAATACGTTTAATATTTTCAGGAGCTTTAATTCTTTCAAGTGATATAATATGTTTAGGATTATCTGGATTATCTACAACTATCTCAACAAATTCATCGCCCAGTTTACACATATTACGTGCAATATTCCAAAGATTTGCATTTAGGTCGAGATTCTCAAAAAAGAGTTTTTCTAATATTTCTACAGTTTTATTATTATTTGATTGTATTTCTAAGACATTATTTTGAACATTATATTGAGTTGCATTGTCTGCATAAATGTTTAATGATTGGTTTAATTCTGGAACGCGAGTCATTTCACGATATTCTTTATATCGTGTAGCTCGGTTATTTGTAGTAGATATAGCATCATCAATCCAAGCATAACTTTGCATACCTGGACTATAAACTTCCTGTGTGGCTGTTTCTTTTGGAACACTTAAGTCACGAGATCTAATTTTATATTTATTGATGAAATCTTGAACTTTGGCTGCATCTTTAGCAAATTTTTCGTTTTCTTTTGAATTTTGATTTCCACCATTTAAAAAATCAAATATACCTGCCATAGGGCACAAAATGATATACACGGCCAAGAATATTAAAATCCAAGAAAATCCCGGATAATAGTAAATAATTGATGTGATTTTTCACGAGTAAGAACAACACCATCGATTTCGTCGTTAATACGATCTGCAAGATCACGGAAATTAACTTCGAAGTCTAAGTTTTTAATAATACCACGAATTTTAGATTCAGTTTCAACACGAATACGAGCTTTAGAAGATTTTTCTTGTTCTTCGTCTTCCAACTCATCTTCTCGTTCTTCGTCTGACATTACCATTTCTTCATCATACTCTTTGAGATGGAGTTCTTCTTTAATTTTTTCATTTAATTCTTTAATTGAATTCATACTAAACTCCTTAATCCTCGTCTTTAACTTCTTTTGTCATAGACTTATTTATTTTCATGTTAAGAGTAATAGAACCAGCTCTTTTAAGTGCTTCTTCTATATTGTCTTCGAATTTCACACGAATGTCTGCATCATCAAATAAATCATCCCAATAACGGGCTGCAAACTTACGTGATTTTCTACCAAACACAATTGTTAAAGGCATACCAAATTCGAAATGGTCTCCTTTATCCTCAAAACGAAACTGAAACATCTTAGTTTCATCTAAGTCTTCATCTGATTCATAATACTTTTTCTTAATAAGAAGATTAAGTTTTTCAACTTTCTTCTCCATAAGTTTAGAATCAGTTTTAGATAATTCTTTATCTAATTTTTCTGCACCACTTTCTTCATTTAATCTATCTGAAGGTAACTCTTTACCGCTTAACATTGCTTCAGAAAGATCAAGTAATTTTCTAATATCTTTGTAATCACTGCTCATTGCAATTTCTCCTTAAAAATAGGAATATTCTACTTTTGTTAAAATTATCTTTAATAAAATTACTAAAATGTTTAAAAAAGTGATACATTTAATTTTTTCTTATTTCATATTTATCTTGTTACACTTTTGATAAAAGTGTCATTTTTACTTTAAATAAAAAAATCCCAACTTAAAAAGCTGGGATATAAATGCTAAACTAAGAATTATTATTATTTCTTACCTTTCATAACGTTTTTTGAAGATTTAGGTTTTCTCACTTGTTTTTCAGTTGGTGCAAATGAAGTTAATTCTTCAGCTTCTTCTGTAGTACGAGTATTTTTACCCGCAAGAGCTTTAATTTTCATTTCAACAAGCTCAAATCTTTCCATATCAAAAGTTTTAAGATATAAATCTATAGTTTGTTTTAATTCAACTAATTGTTGTTCATTTTTCCAAACAATACCCTGTTGTTCGCCTATTACTTTAGCAGCAATATAGTCAATTTCTCTATCTTCAGCATATTTAGATATTTGCTTTAATAAAACATCATTCATATTTGTTTCTCCTTACTTAAAAAATAAGTTGTCTTCTTTTACAATTATCTTGTACTATAATGTGAAAAAGTTTAAAAAAATTAATAATTTCCCTCACCATAAACATAATCCATAAATTCTTCATATGTCTTAATAAAATCACCAATAGGTATTGGTATTGTAAAACGACAATATCTTTATACTCTATGTTCATCTATCTCCTCTGGTGTCCAGCCCCCAGACCAACTCTTAAAATCCTTAATTAAACCTTGCGGTGTATACGTGTTAGGAGAAGTGAATAGTATATAAATTTTTTCATGATTATTCATTTATAAAACATCCTTAAGATATTCGTCTTCATAAAAAAAGCAAATCAATAATTTCATTCACAAGTTTATCATGACCATCTAATTCTATTTTCATATTACCCTCAATCATATCAAAAAATACTTCTGTTATAGGTAGTAATCCTCTCTTGCCATAACTCATTACTATGAATCATTACTATGAATCATTACTATGAATCATTACTATGAATACTGGTTTATCTGAGTAGTCTATTGAAATTACTTGATGGTCATTTATCAACATATTATTATCTTATATAATATATAATTTTTCTTTCACATTCTCAGTATAGTTTATTCTCAATAACTTTATCTTCTCATCTGAACAAAATTGATTTTTAATCACATCTCTTCGTTTAATCTTTTCAAACTCTTCTTTACCACTCCAACATAGTTTAGGTATAAAATGTTGCTCACCGTCATATTCAATAGCTAAATTAAGTGATGGAATATAAAAGTCAAATGGGAGGGGATTTTTATCTTTACACTTACTCCACCTCTTCTGTCTCTTAAATTCTATACCTCGCTCTGTTAAAATTTGCGCAATTATTTTCTCACCATTACTTTCATTACAAGATGGACAACCACTACCCGTATTTATATGTATAATGGGATCGTTAATAATATCAACCATATTCCGATCTATCTCAGTGTCCTCTCCTTCGGTGACAAAGGAGACTCTTTTTTCCAGCTTATGCCCCAAACTCTTTATCAAAGAATAATCATATTTATTGTTATGTTTTTTATTAGCTTTTTTAACAAATTGTTCTTTTGTCATCCGGGATTCTTCTACACGTTTTTTTATTCCACATAGCCGACATCCATATTCTCTATTTGTGTGTTTAGAAGGTGTTTGTTCAAATTCACCATGTTCAGAACATATTATTGTAAGTTTAACATCAGCTCCTTTATACACAGCTTTAGAATAATCATATCTATCACCATGAACTTTATGAGCTCGTTTAATAAATTTATCTATACCAATTTGTTTCTTACCACCAACATTGCATTTGGGGCAGGCAGAACCCTTAATATGATAAACTGGTTTTTGTTTAAATTCACCATGCTCTGAACAACTTATAATTACTTCATCATAAGTTGTTTTATAATCTACCTTAAAATAGTCATATCTGCCACCATGTTTTAATCTGGCTTTTTGTATAAATTCTTTTGTATCCATATAGATAAATATGCTTTTAATTGATTAAAAAATGTAAAAAGATTTAATAAAAGTGAAAATAGTTCAACCAACTATGTTTATAAAAAATGGAGCCGAAGCTCCATTTAAAATAGTGTGGTATTCACACTTTTGTAGAATCACTACTGGGGGATGCCGCCGGAACCTGAGTCGGCTTGAAGAACTGCATAATCAAATCTGATTGATGCTTCAACTTGTAAGGCATCAGTTCCTTCATAAGTCAAATCTTGCCAGTTTACATTTTCAGGGAATGCTCCGAAAAGGTCCCATATTTCAATAATTTTACCATCAGGTCCAAGCATTACAAGTGTAGCATTTGTTTTATATACAATTGCGTAACCTTGACCACCAGTAAGTGGATTGTAAATTGCTGTAAACCAGTGATATAATATCTGTGCAGCGGAATTTGTACCCTTATCATAATCATAAAATAGACAAGAACAAGGTTCCCAACTTGGTTTAGAAGCGAAATAAAATCTTTCATTCAATCTATGCATTTCAATTGGTTCAACTGAAACAGAAGGTCTGGATGCTGACAATATATCAATAGCGAGTGATTCTGTCGCTGTTCCGCCTTTATTAGGTACTCTATCAAATTTTAATATCCACCTATTCTTTCTTTTTGGTTCTCTAAAACTATGCTCTGCTGAGCTAAGAACAATAGCCATGTTTATTACCTCCAACAACGGTTGTTTTCAAAATCATAAAAAAAGTAATTCATCTTATTACTCTTTACGTTTATCTTTGTATTTCAACCAGTAAATTACTGATTTAAATTATCTTTGGATTTTTCAGTCTTTATTGCATATTTTTAACAATTTTTATTATTCTGTATTATGTATTTTAAGTGCTTCTTGTTCTATAAGATACATACGTATTGCAAGTTTTTCCATCTCTTCACGATTTATTGCCTTTTCTTTTTTAGAAATAATACCCCAAAGCTCTTCTTCATCAAAATCTTCATCTTCGAATAAGGTTGATTTATCATATGTAATACTTACATCCTTAATATAAACAATTGTATCTCCACCTATTTCTTTTCCATGTCTAAATATTCTAAAACCAATTAGTTTGATAAATGCAGAACTAGTTGGATATCTAGGCTGTTGTAATAATGCTCTATTGTTAGGATTTTCTATATATACAGTATTCTCCCATACCAACTCTTTCCATCCAAGGAATTGTAAACTACCCATAGGAATGAGAAGTTGCTTGTAATTCTGATCTTCAAGTATTAATATCAACCTATGGGGAAAATTGCCACCATATACATTCACTTTAATCTCTTTAATATCTCCAACATTTGTAATAATACCATTACCTTCAAAACTTATACCTTCTTCTGTAAATACAGGAATTTCAAATGGTGGCACGATATCAGCATAAGAATTTGCATTCCATTCTGGAAAGTTTATTCTTGCTCCTAAAACAGTACCTAGTGTTTTTGATGGTGCAGGCAAAACATATGATAGTTGTTGTCTAGCATTACTATTAGCGGAGTTGTTTAATACAATTTGCCAATTAATGATATCTAGAGACATTGTATTTTCTGCTGATTGATAACTATCTGGTAAATATATAGAATAGTCTAGTGTTGTTTGTGCGGCTGTTAGTGTAGAAAAATCAAGTAATATTGATTCATCTGCTAACAGTGACATTGATAGTATCATCTTTGACACTATCAATAAAATGAGTGTTGCAAGTTTTTTCATTATTTCGTTCCGTTGTTAAATGTAATATCTAATACCTGCTTGAATGGATCGTGGCTCTCCTCAGCCTTAAGCACAAGTTGCAATAATTCTTGTTCGAAATCTTTAGGAGGAGAATAATTAATAGATTTTTTATATTTAATTCTACCTAATTTTATATGATGAGCTTGTCCAGTGTTTAAATCATAATAAAGAAAATATGGATGATAGATAAAATCTCCACTCTTAGATTTTTTATTTGTTGAATATATTTTTCCTGTGTTCTCATCTCTGAAGAATTGTAGTGAGTTACTTTTGTAATTAAACCAATTCCAATTTACGTCAAATATTTCTGTCATTTGAACAACTCCATTATTATAAGTTTAGTATTTGCCATAATAGCTTTAGCAAGACCAGAATTACTCATTTTTTTAGATGTATGTATGTAATTAAAACTAATAAAATAAAATTTTATGTTATATACGTATTATTCTTGATTTCTTATTTTTTTAACTTTATTAGTAATAATTCCTATATCATCTAAATAATAATAATCTTGTTTTCTAAATATTCCTTTATACTTTATTCTATCACGTAATTCTTCCATTATATCACCTTAAATGGGATTCTTAATGCACTTAAATCTTCTTGAACTGATTGCCAATGTGATCTGTACACCTCAAATATTCCTATTGATGATGTATTCTTCTTAACTCTTATATATATAGAATTTTCTTCTTTATTATTACCAGCTCTTTTATACCAATTAAGTTTTTCTTGTATATCCTTTACTCTAGAAACTGTTCCAACATCATAACCACGAGGTACAGTTGAGTCTATCATATGTAGATGTTTCTTATCATATAATACCTTAAGGATGGTGAAAAACCATTCCGAATTTGTTTGTAACTTTCTGCGTTTTAATGATCGTACATCTGCATTATCACCCCTTTCACCATCTGTCCATAAGTAGTATAGATTATATTTACCAACTATTTTCTCAACTAATAACATGCTTGTCACCGCACGCATTAAAATCCACTCAGTAGTTTTTTCGGCATCTACATCAGTTTTACTATGACCACTAATACCAAATTCACCAGCATTCATTAGGAGTATTTGTATACTCATATCATTTGTTTTATTTGTTAATTTATTAAATTTATCACTAAATATAAACCTAAATGCTTTTTTCATATTATACCTTATTAAAATTTAAATTGTTGATCGTTTCCACCATCAGCATTTGAAACTTCAGCAAAATATATAGATCCTGTACGATCTGCTATAATCTGTAAATCAAATTCATTATAATCTTGATCTTCTATTTTGAACAATATATTTATATCATTATCAATTTTAAACCATTGAATTTTAGATAAGAGTTCAGCATTAAAATTAAGTTGATCAAGTATACTCTCTTCAATAAAATCGCCTAATATAGTAGTATCTGAGATTTTTATTCCAATCGAATAATCTAAGTGAAAAACAAAATCAAGCAACTCTTTCGTAATATCCATATGTTTATCTTTAACACAAATAAAAAAAGAGAGCAAAAAATTGCTCTCTTTAATATAATAAGTATAAATACTTATTCTGAAAATTCTACATCACCAGCAGCATTAATTGTAAACTCCACTTCAATAAATTCGATAGTTTTTGTAGGTTGTACAAAAATCTTACCAGCCATAATGTTCTGATTGACAAGGTCGGATGTATTTGTAGTTGCATCACATACTACTGAGTATTGGGAGAGACCACGTCTTTGTCTAATAGGTTCAAGAATTGCATTAGCTTGTCTTGCAAAGGCAGCCCAGTTAGCAGCATCATTCTGTTCGAAGAGGAAACCACGAGCCATTCTAGCAATAAGTTTTTCAGCATAAATCATAAGTCTTCTTATGTTGATTCTATCAAGAGCAGACTTGGTTCTTTGAGCAGTTTTCTGTCCCCAAATTGCAATACCTTCACCAACAAATTTAACTATTGGGTTAATGATATTTGTATCTCCGTAAAGGATGTCACGTTCTGCACGAGTTGGTGAATATTCAACATCAAGAGCAGTAACTTTACCACGACTAAGACCAGCAGCTGCATACCAAGGGTCTGCAACATTATCTGTATAAACCATCTGAGTAAGTGCATAAATTGATGGCGGTAACCAAACATATTGTTTGTTATCAGCGTCATAGTCTTGTAACCAAGGCCAATAAGTACCAACATAAGATGAGTTTAAGTTCTCATTCATTGTGTTTATTTCTGATACATGATTAAGATTGTCTTTAACACCAAGACCATAACCAAATGGAGCAGCATCAATAATACCAAAACAATCATGACGAGTTTCACAAAGATTCTGTACTTCATTCTGTACTGAAGAAGCAGCAGAACCTGGAGCAGCAACAAGATTGAAGTTATAAACTTCTGAGTTGTAGATTTTCTTAAGTGCGTTGATCAGGTCAGCATCCATAGATGTAATAATACCATCAACATCTTCTGTCCAACCATCAGTACCAACAGTAAAATCAATAACATTAGCGTCTTCCATAAGAACACCATCAGGAAGATCTTCTGTGCCAAGCGCCCAATCACCGTCAGGTAATCTTTCTAAGACAAAATCGCCATCTTCATCTTCAGCTTCCATTGTTAAATAAAGATCATCAGCTAATAATGTAGGTAAGAATTTAGCAGATGTTGTATCATCCCAAGAAACTCTTTGATGTATAGAAACTTCTTTGCCATCAAGTAAAATATATATATTATAATAATCCTCAACAGTAGAAGGTCCAGTTTGAACACTTTTTGTTTCTGTACGAAGAACAAGATTATTACCATAAGAACCTTTTTCTGCAGCACTAAGAGTAATAACAGCTTCACCAATTGGTCTTTCTTGATTACCATCATTAGGAAGGTCAATACCACCAAGAAGATCAATTAATGAATTTGAACTTGAGTTTTGAATTCTAACTATAGATTTAAAACCATCTGCAGCAGCTAATTTTGTTGTAATTGTAATCTTACCACCGACTAAAGAAACATTAGCTCTAGATGTATTACCAGCAAAAGTTGTAAAACCATCATAACCTTCATCTAAATCTGCTTGAATTTGACTAACTATATCGGCAAGTGTCCACTCACCAGAAGCGGGTGATGTTACAACAACATCAATTGCATCATCTAAAGACTCAGCATTAGAAACTTCAATACCTACTTTTTTCATAAAAATATTACCAGAAAAAGAATTACCAGCACCGTCTTCTGAGTTCCATGTACCATAAGCACCTTCACTGTCATTATAAGTTTTTGGTGCAAGACCTAAGGTAGTTTGAACATCACTTGCGGTTATAACAAAACTAGTTGCACCAACTACAGTTGATGTGGAAAGTCTTCTTATACCTATATAAGTAGCTCCACCATCAGCATCTGTTTGTGTTTTAACTATAAAAGCTTCAAATTCACCAGAAATATCAGTTGCCCCTGCAACTGCTTCTTCAGCTGTTATTAATTTCGTATTTATATGATCAATAACTTCTTGTGCTGTTGTTGTTTCTAAATCTAAGGTTACTGTATAACTTGATGTACCTATTTCAATTACTAAATCTTCAACTGTACCAGTACCAGCAGACCAATCATTACCAGCCTGCATGTCAACAGTACCGAGTGCAACAGCGCCATATTCTGCAGAGATGGATACATAATTTCCAGCGTCTGCAACCATATCACCATTGTTAGAATATTTATATACTGTACCTATAAGAGTAGAGCCTATAGTTGTTCCAGTTCTTGTACCTTGTCCATACTCCTCAACTATAGTATTTGTTGTAGAGCTTTCATATTTGTAATCGACTTTGAAAGCATTATCACCTAAACTAGCATAAGATGCTTTAACTGTTTGACTTAATAATGTTCCAGCTGGATTTGGAAATGTAAGACTGTTATATAGTTCATGTGTTCTAACATCCCAAGTTTCTACAACTTGTGGAATTGGAAATGCTCTATGATCTGCAACCACCTTAAAACCAAAATCAACACTTGGTGCAAATGTTCCTGCAGCTAATGCTGTTGTACTAGAAAATGATTGAGTACCTTCTACTGCTGGAATATCTTGTTCACCAAGACGAATTTTCTTAGTTGCATATTGAGCAGCCTGTGGGTATAATTCTGGGTCTCTGCTGTCCCCAGCTCTTGTTACTAGAAGACTTTCACCTTGACTAAAATACTTATATGCAGCTTGTGCAAGATAAGGTGCGTCAGCTAAAGTTTTTCCGAATGTTCTTACGAATTCTTGCGTTCCGTTTACGATTGTAGGTTCGAATGGACCTTTTTCAGCATAACCAACCAACGCTGCAACATTACCAACTGGTTGTGTTGCTGCATATTGTGAATTATCTACTTCTCGGGTTAATACCCCCGGGGATAAAAGAAATCTGGCCATATTAATTTTCCTCCATTAATTTTATATATTCTTTTTTTGTTTTATCTAATAAGAAAAAGAAATTCATATTATGATTAGTCGCATATATTTCTGCCGACTTATTTTTTGCATCGATTTCGTCGGATATTAAAGCTTCTTTATAATATTGATGACTTGATTTTATTTCAACAATTTTATCATTAGTTTTAAAGTCTACATGATAATAGTGTTTTTTGTCATCTAATAAATATTCCACTGTTGGTCCATTTTCAACAAAAACATTTTCTTCTTCACAAACCTGAATAAACTCCAGCTCAGGTTTAGACTGGTAATAAATTTCATTCCCAAATATTGTTTTATATTTCTTGGGAGCAAAATTTCTTTTTTTAGATATTTGTTGTCTCAAGACAACGTCATATATTCCAGTGTTATGGGTAACCACGTATCTATCTAACATAGTATTTTTTATTTTTTCTTTAACCATTTTTGATTGAAAAGCATATTCAACACCATATTTTTCAAGATTAGTTTTTTTAGTTTTGTTTTTTACAGTTTCTGTCTTAAATGGATTTTCATTTCCATATTTTTTAATACAAGTATCAGCAAATTTTTGTTTTGTATCTTTCGATTTTCTCGAACAGGACGTAGAACAAAATTTACGAAATCCTTTACGGAAACTCATAAACTCAACATTTTTACCACATTCACATATATGAATTTGAGAATCTTTATTTATATATCTATAAAGTTTTTCCACAGAAGAATTACCTAGCGTAATATGTTTGTCCAACTCATTTTCAATATTATCTACTAAACCCCACTGAGCTGCGGATGCTATAAGTTTATCGTTTTTTATGAGTTTTGTATAAATATATTTATCTAATTCTTCTTTATTCATATTTATTTCTTGATAATCTGAATCAAACCTTTTGCTTTAAGAGCAATCATTTGAGATGTTACATCATCAACACTTTTAGACCGACGCCCCGGTACCAATATTGTTTTACCACTTATAAGTAATCCAATAGGTTGATAAGTTTTGTTTTTAATTTTAACCATATTAAAACTCTCCTTTAGTTATAATCTACTTAAACGATCTTCAATGTGTTGTTCTAAATTTACTTCTCCAATGTATGATTGCTCACGATCAAACGGAAGTGCTAGAAAACCATTTGTAATAACAAATGTAATTTCTGTTCGATACACTGATTGTGCATTACTTCCAGGTTCTAAATCAGAAGCATCTGCAATACCTTCTAGCATTGCATGTGCCCATTGACCGTGGTGTTCTCTATCATATCTACAATTATCACTACCTTCTGTATATTCAAAACCAAAATCAGTATCGTCTTGACCGAAACCTGGTATCCAAAAATACTTCTCAGGAGCAAATTCAGATTGAACCTGATATTGTAACATTGACATGTAAGAACGATATGGACTCCAAATGTTTATACTATATGTTAATTGATATTCTTGTAGCGGTGGAACCGCCACTGAACCAATCTTGTTACTATTATTATCAAAATACCTTCTGGTATAATAATTTTCTTTAGGTCGCATTCCCTCTTTCGGTTGATTATCAGAAAGATAAAATGCAACTCCTGGTGTTTGTACTGTTCCATTACGCAATGGTGATGCTATTCTTGCTATTGCATCTTGCATTTCACCATACATAACATTAACTACTCTTCTTAATCTACCAGCAGGGTCTGATTGTTCTATTGATAATTTTTTATATGATTTATCAATGATTATTATATTATCCTTTATAGCTTGAATAACATATTGATTATTATTACTTCTTGTTCTTGTGCCAACTTGTACTTCTGTTGTATCATATAATTTAATTGCTTGATTAGCCTTTAATCTATGATCAACTGCATTAAGATGAACTTCATGTTGGTTTACGCCACTGGTTGTTGTCACATTACCATCATTATCATTTGTAGTAACTATGGTTGTTCCTCTTAGTGTTATTTTTTCTATTCCAAAATCATAACGAGCTAAATTAGGTAAATCTATTAAATTTCTCAACCAATCCTGTATTACAAGGCTGTATTCTCTAAATACAGGATAAAAATTTGTTGACATTCACAACCTCTTTATTTATATTTTTTTAATTCTTTTGCTATTGTGGCTTTTAAAGAATCATCCATTTTTTCTTCAAATACACCTTCAAAATATTCACGCATTATTTCACCTGCTTCTACCATCTTGTCTTCATAAAATCCTGGTGTAGCATTTAATATGATTTCTTCTTCACTAGCACCTTGATTATATGCTTCACCTAGTTTAAATTCTCCACCATGAAATGTTGCTGCTAATGCTCTTCCCATTTCTTCTGCTGTAATATTTCCGCCCTTAGGCTTAAGTGTTATTACTGTCTCTATAGATTCAGGTATACCACGTTTTTCTATAATGTTATATTCTGCACTAGCAGTCATGTTATCTTCAAAACCACTTTTAAATTCTCCATGGTGTTCAGAATCAATTGTTTTTAAGGCAACATCACTAAATTTACTAACAGCTTTACTTGAATGAATTAAAGAATAAACTAGAATTCTCAACCAATTATCGTCTTTCTCGATTTGACGTAATGTTTCTGGTCCTGAAGCAACAGTTTTTTCTAAAGTTTCTACAATTTCATTTTTTACTACTTTAATATATTCTTTTTGAAGAGCATTTATAAATTTCTCTCCATCTTTTTTTTTCATCAATTTTCTAAAGTCAAACTCGTGCTTTCCCATAATATTATCTTTCACAAAAAAATACATTTAATTCATTATAAATGATTTTTTTTCATAAAGATATAGTAACTAAAGTTATAGAGTTTTATTTAAAATGTAGTTTAAATGTGTGAAAGTGTAAATGTGTAAAACTATTCTTACAATAAACTATGCTTTTTTCTACTATATTATTAAGATAATAGTGAAAGTAAAAAATATAGGAGAAAAAAATGATTACATATCCTAATCCAATATCACAAGCTGAATTTGACACTAGTATGTCAGAATCTCAAAATAGTAGTGATATGATAACCCTACCAAATGAAACAATAGATTGGCAATTAATTATTAATAATCCATGTACAATAATGGGTGGCGCAAACACCATTATTGATGTTACCGGTGTTGATCATTTACATGCTATTGAAATACTTGCAGATAATGTTAACCTATCTGATATTGCTATAAAAAACAAAACAACACCTGGATATCATGGTATATATGTCTCAGGTACTACTATAAATATTGATAGAATACAAGCAAGTTGTGATGTTGGTATATTATTAGAAAAATGTGATGATGTTAATATTACAGAAGTACAAACATTTGATGCCACAACTGGTATCAAAATATTGAATAGTATGAATATAGAGTTAAATGCCTGTGATTCATATAACAATAATATTGGTTTAGATATAATTGGAGATTCATCGGTTAAAGGTAATGTAGAATCTTATCAAGGCTTCGGTCTTAATGTTATAGTAACTGACCACACCGGTCTTACACCTGGTGAAAGTTATGAATTTAAAGTTGATGGTATGCTTTTTTACTTTGTTGCAACCGCTGGACAAACATATCAAGATTTAGTTAATACTATTAATAATATAATTGGTTTTAATCCTGTATATATAGCTGAATTTATAAATAATGATATAGTTATTAAAACTGAAAATCCACAAATACTTATAGAAACAATTGATAGTGCAAATTGTTTATTAACTGATTTGACTGCATCAATTACAGTACCAAATAACGGTCATGTATATTCATATGTAAATTTTGGTCTTAATGTATCTGCAAGTGATGATACAGGTTTAGCACCAAACTTATTATTTACATTTATACTTGATGGCGCTGAGATTCAATTTTATTCTCCTGAAGTAGATGGTACCACATATCAAGAATTAGTTGATTTAATTGATGGTAAGATAAATGGAGATGGTTATATAACGGAATTTATAAATAATGATATTCGTATAACTAAAACAGCGCCTGCTGTTACTATTTCAAGTGGTACAAGGTTTAAAGATTTGTTTACTGAATTAGGTATTACAATATTTACGCCATCTACAGTCGTTCAAGAATCTATACAGGGTTTTGGCCTTTCAGTATTGGAAACAGATGTTACTCCACTTATTGTAGGGAATTATTCATTAATTGTAAACGGTATAAAATATATATTTAACAACACCACTCTAAATCCAACATATACTCAACTAGTATCACTTCTTAATTCTAATACAACTTTTACTAACATAAATACCGCTGTATTTAGTGGTGGTGATATACAAATAATTTCATCTGAATCAACCATATTATTAGAAGAAAACAATTTTGGTCTTTTTTCAGAACTTGGCACTGTGTTAAATGAGCCAACTGTTGGTGAAGATAGTAACAGAACAGATCGCTCTCATCATATAAATGTTATTGGTTGCCTTTTCAGGGAGAATACAATTGGTGTTCGTATAATGAACTCAAATGATATTTCATTTTTGGATAGTTGTAGAATATTTTTAAACACAAATGTAGGTTTATGGCAACTACCATCATCATATAATGTTAAATTCCGTGGTGAAGTCTATGCCAACACAAATTATGGTATAAGAAATACTGATAGACAAGGTGGACCACATGAGGTTGATGTTATGGATTCATGGTGGGGTGATATTACGGGTCCTTCAATGTTTGGTCCTGGCGAAGGTGATAAAATATCAGCTAATGTACTATGGCAACCACAACGCCAATCAGGTACCATCCAAGATCAAACTTATCCTAAGACACGAGATTTTATTCTTGGTGCCCTTGGCTATCCAGTTATAAAAGTTGAATTAACTGATGAACAAATTGAATTATGTATAGATAAAGCTATTGCAAAATTTATGCAATATAGAACACCAGAACCTACTCAAAGATATATTGCATTAGGTGCTGGAAGTAGTGGATACTTCCTTCCACTTGACATACCAAAGGAAGATATTATTGAAGTTACATATTCCCCAAATGCAGACATCTTCGCACAACTCTCAGGTTCAGGTGAATCCTTCCTGATGACATATTATATGCAGGGATCAAGCTCAACCTTCCTGTCAGACTTTTATGTTGCTATGGCTTATAAAGAGACTATGGAAACAACACTTGGTATAGGGCCTGCATATGAATTATTATCAGCTCAAGATGAGAATGGCGATTGGCGTGATATGATTCGTCTTTCACCTCGTCCTGATGGTAATGTATCACTTGGTCTTCTTGTATCAAGACCTCTTCTTGAAGAAGAGATTGATTCAACTGAATGGATTCATAAATATGCACTTGCTTGGGCTAAAGAATTCTTAGGTAGAGTAAGAAGTAAATTTGGTTCAGTCCCAGGACCTACAGGTGAAATGTCACTAGATGGTCCAACTCTCCTAAGCGAAGCACAACAAGAGAAGGAAAAACTAGAGGAAAGTGTTATGCTCCGTGGAACTCCTCTCGGATTTATGGTGGGTTAAATGGGTGCTAAATTATTCAGCTTGTATTCTAATGGTGGATTCAGGTATATACCAATAGTAAATAAAGAAGATGGTTTTTCCATCTTTATACAGATAAGTGGAAATAGACTTTTTTGTAGACGAGATGATGATGAATGGTCTTCTAGTGATATCATAGACATGTCTACGCTTAGTAATGAAATGTATCATAATATCATTAGTTTTGTATTTTCAAATATTGAAAATAAGTTGACTAGATTATGAAAATTTTAATAGTAAATAGCGCTATATGTTTTAGATAAAGGAAGAAAAATGATAGGTTTTGAAACAGATAAATTGGAATTAGTAAATATAAGATCTGATTGGAAGGTTTTTGCCCATCGTGATTTTCCATTTATAAAGATTGATTGCAAGAAAAGATA